GAAAACTGTAGTTATAGAACAGGCCGTCAATCTTGCCGGAAGTCCATGCTCTCCAACCGCTCCAACCACCTGTGCTGTGAACTCGGAACCAGCACCTTGTGTTGGCATTGCCAACCGGGAATGAAGTTGTTCCTGTCAGACCCATATATTACCCCACATACTTGATGCCCCAAGCCGTGCCGTTGTTCGTCAGCCGCCAGTCGCCCATAATAAAGTTTGCCTCAATGTTAATGTTATTCACATGTAACTGCCCATCTGTAGTATCAAACCAGCCCAACTTCTGATCGCCGTTCCAGAACTGCCAGCCTGTAGCGGTGTAAAGGCCGTATGCCATACCGCTGTCGCTTGCGATCTCGTAGTAAACATTCGTCTCGCCCTCTGGCGTGTATGTGGAGCCGGATGACGCAAACACATTCCGGCTTGCAATGACAATCCCGAATACTATCTGCTCGTCCGGCGTACCCGGATACAGCGTGATGAATCCTCTCTTAATCTGCCCGTTGATGATATTGACATTCTCTATCATCGCTTCGTTCAGATCGTCTATATTCCCCTGTAGAATGGTAGCCTGCTGCAAAGTGAACGATTCGGTAATCGCCTCTGCTTCAGCCTGTATCTTTGTCAGGATAGTTTCGTAATAAATTCCGGTAAGGCTGTCGAGATACTTCTCTTCATCGGCATCCCACTCCAGCCCGAACTGTGGAGCCATAGAGGGATCAAGGTCTGCCTTGGCAAGATAGTTCTCTTGCATGACATATTCCAGAGCGCCGATGTTTTCATCAACGACATCGCCAAGCTGCTGGATAAGAGTCTTCAGGTTATTGGCGTTGTTGATTACTTCCTGTTTGGTAGCAATCGGCAGTTTGCCTTCTTCTGCCTGCTGTACGATTTCTCTGTATGCCTTTACTCTGTTTGAGGCCATCAGCCAGAGCTGGTCAAGGTCGCCAGTCAGGTTGCCTGTTTTAGCCATAGGCGTTACCTCGCATACCCTGTAGTCCGCACCCGGATAGCCACATCCGTCACAGTGGCCGCGGGCTGTTTCTCAAGCTGTCCAAGCCCGATGTAGTAGTACACGAACTTCTTGGCTTTCAGCTTGATACGAGTCATGAACGGAGCGCCATCGACTCTTGCCCTGTCGCTTGGTACGGCCTTGGTTCTGAACGTGTCTTTCCGGTCAGTCATCAGCGTGACATCCACACTGGTTCCCTCTTCGGGTTTAATGCCTACCCAGAGCATGGACGAGAACTTCCGCATGTTGTTCGCACCGAAGTCCATCGCACCGCTTCTCCATGTGGCCCGGACAAGCTCACCCTCGTCTCCGGCAGCTTCATATGTCAGCCACAGCACTTTGCCGTCTGCCGTACCGATGTACAATTCTCCGTGGAGATTGCACATGCAGGCAGGACTGATTCCCTCGTATCTGTACCAGACATCCTGTGCGTAGTTGTAGACGAGCGTGATGCCGTTCTCGCTGATGTAATACTCCTGACCATCGTTATCATCCCAAGTCATCGCCTTGGAGAGATCAAGCTCCTTAATGGATGCCTGTATCCGGTCGGAGATTCGCCTTGCCTGCCTCTCATCTCTGGAGAGATTCGAGGTGTAGTAAGAACTGTTGCTCCACGAATACGCCTCATGCCCACACAGCGAGATCGGATTATTGTTCACCAGCCGCACTTGACCGGGAGCTACATTCCCGATATCCCTGTTCACAGGCTGGCTGTAGATCGCCGGAGTCAGGTCGCTCGTTGCCAGCTCCACAATGCCGTGCTGAATTGCCCAGCACTCATTAGGCTTATAACAAATCAGCGAGGAGTAGTGCCGAATCATCGCAGTGATCGGCGTATTGGAATCGCCTATCCGAGCCTCGTACTGGTCTGGGAAGTAGTCGGCTCTGGGCATTCCGTCATAGTCCATCCCGGAGTAGATGGTGCGGTTGGTACCATCGCCGTAGATGAATATGCGTGTGTCAGTAGTGCCGGAGAACAATTCAGCAAATAGGTTTCCAGTAACTTGGCTCCGATAGTTCGTGTAGGTTCCACCGCTGTTCTGGTAGGTCTTGGCTTCGTACTGTACTTCAAGGCTGTTCACCGCTTTCGCCGGAATTGTAGAAAACGCAATCTGTCCGGTAGACGGAGTTCCTGTCCATGTGCCAGTCACTTCGTTTCCGGTAGTCAGGTCGATTACCTTGCTGATGGCGTAAAGGTCTTTCTCTGGCAACTGGAATGTTCCGTTCGTGCCATCAGGAGAAAGCCAGACTCTCCGTTTACCAGTCAGGCGGTTTACATACTCGCCTGTCAGCTCACCGGGGTTCGATGCTGTATCGTTAACGGTATCCTCGTCTGAGTCTGTATCGAGAGGCCCGATGGTAATTGCCACCAGCGGCATGTAGCCGTCCACGGCAGTCAGGTTGGTTCCGTCATACTGGTAGTATTCATAGCCGTTGAGGATGTACACCTTGCCGTCAAACGGAATAAAGAACACGCCTTTGTCGGTATTCATCGTGCCTACAAGGTCGCGGCCCAGCGTGTCTGTCGTGTCATCGTACAGGCTCCACAGCTTGCCGTCACATCCGGCAAGCATCACTTCGTGCGTGCCTACCATGCCTGACCACATGCCCATGACGGCTCTGGTATTCGGCGTAACCGGAACAGCGGTTATCCTGTACGCATCCACGCTGTACACATCCCCGGCCTTGCCGAAGCTGCCTTTCTTCACCATGTACGCCAGCTCGTCAAACCACAGATAGAACTTGTCGGAATCGCTCCACAGACTCTGGCTGTCATAAAAGTCAGCCAGAGTGTAGGTATCCGATGTTCCGCTCAGAGCTACCTGACCGGGGTTCGTGCTGCACTCCGCAATGGCGTAGATCGTCAGCTCATCTGTTCCGGCATACGGCTGGAATGTCGTGGCAATGGCAGATGTGCTAATCTCGTAGCCAGCGAAGCGTAGGCCTGCGATGAATTCTGTTCCGGGCCGTCTTTTGAGGTTGCCGTCTCTGGTGATCTTCCAGTTGACCATCTCCCCGGCTTCCCCTACTTTCAGGCGAGTCTCCCCGTCCGGGTTCTCGTTCAGCCCCAGCCACTTCGGAATGCTGTATACTTTTTCGTTCGTTGCGGCTGAAATCGTTGCCATCGTTACTCCCCCGAACTCTCGATCAGTTCGTTGACGAACACGTCGAGTTCTTCTTGAGTCATCATTTTTTATTGCCCCCTGTTTGAGGAAAAGGCCCCCGTCACCGAGGGCCTGTAAAGTTTCGTCCTATATCTGCCTGATCACTTTCGCCGGATTCCCGGCCACTACCGTGTTTGGCGGTACATCATGCGTCACCACAGAGCCTGCGCCGACTACGGCGTTTTCACCGACGGTCACTCCCGGCAGGATGGTCGCGTTCGCCCCGATCCACACGTTCTTTTCGACCGTTACGGATTCCGTGACTCTTACGTCCCGGTCTTCCGGGGCGAGGCAGTGGTTGATCGTCACAATCGTTACGCCGGGGCCAATCTGGACATCGTCTTCGATGCGGATACCGCCGAGGTCTTGAAAGAAGCAGCCACAGTTCAGAAACACATTCTTGCCGAACCGGATATTCTTTCCGCAATCGGTATAGAACGGGGGTGAGAACGCAAATGTATCGTCTATCTTCACGCCTGTCAGCAGCGACATCAGTGCACGGTTTTCTTCAATCGTGTGATATCTGCCGTTGATTTCAGCGGTGATTTGCAGGGCGCCCTGCGTCCATTCATTCAGAAGCTCCGCTACTCCGGCCATTGCACTTTCCTCATGATGTGGCCGCAGCCGACTCGTACATCGGTGTACACGGGAATCTGTTTCTGTACGCAGCGTTCGCAGAAGAACAGGTCTTCACTCAGCATCGGTTGTTCCGGGTCTGGTTTGTTGACCCAGTCGTACCACGGGAACTCCGTCCGGCTGAACACGTCCACTTTGATCAGGGCGCAGCCCATGCCGCCGCCGTGTATCCGAAGTTTCTTCTTCCCTTCCTGCTTGAACTTCTCCAAGTCCTGTACGGTGTACTCGGACTCAAACGGATAGTTCCGATAAGGGAAACCGAACTCATTCGGGTTATCGTACCGGCAGACGTTCATCCGTCCGCTGTACTCGTTCTTCTCGCCCCTGTGGGCGTAGTACCCAAGGCATACATCCACCGGGTCTTCCAGAAGAAGCCTCAGTGCATCTACAGGCAGGACAACATCGTTGTCCACCATCAGCACATAATCGTACTTCCCTGCAATAGCAGCTTGTGCAATCCGGTTTCTGGCGGTGGCGCAATCATACCCTTTTACAGTCAAGAAGTCGGCGGTGTGTCCGCACTTGTCCAGATTCCAGATGCCCTGATACGTTTCAGGGAAGATGGACTCAAAGGTAGGGACGGCGATCAGGATTCGGAGCTTTTCGCTTTCCGTGTGCGGGTTGTTTTCTTCGGTGCCGATTTCGGCTCCTCGAACGTCTCTCCCCTGCACTCGAACGCCCCCTTCCACGTCATGTCCTTGTACTTCTTGTAGTACTCTTTCCGGTAGCACTTCGGGTCTTCCCACCAGTTCTTGAACCCGGCGTAGTGTACGATGGCCGGATTATCTGTGAATCCGTTGCAGTAACAATCGTTGTACCGGCTGTCCAGCCTCACAAACTTCCGGGGTGCGCCGAACTTATTCCACGCATCCTGTTCGACAAACTTGGTCTGCTCGGTATTCAGCCACTTAATCATCTCGTCGTCAACGCCGCATTCGCGCACAGCTTTGAGGTTAATCATGCAGACGCCGACGTTGAAGTACTCCATGCCCCACGGCTTCCAGTAGTTGTTGTTCTTCTCTTCGCATGCCGCCATCCACTTGTGGCTGATGTCGATATCCCACAGCGCGTCGATGTTATCCACCACTACGGTGTCGACATCCAGCTGGAGAACCTTGTCCACTTCTTCCGGCAGCAGCTTGCCGTAGCACGCCCGGACGAGCGCCATATAAGTAAACTGAGACCGCATGTTCGGGCCGCCTTGGGGGAACCAAGGCTGACCCGAAACATTTATGGTCTCAATCAGAGGCGGCAGCGCTTCCGGGAACTTATCGTCCTCGATCAGAAAGTAGATTTTGTCCACGCTGCTGTTGGCGATCAGCGACTTAGCCGCGACCACCATATGGGGATATAAATTTCTGGAACCGGAATATACTGCCGCTCTCATCATGAATCAGTCCTTTCTATCAGGTCGTGCCGCCAGCGGCGCTGGAAGCTACGAGGATACCGTTGGCCTTCTTCGCAAACACGAAGCAGTCATAAAGCAGACGCCCCTGAACGACATGGCCGTCGATGTCGGGATGATCGGGGATGATACGCATGGTCTCGATCTTCTTCGGGGAGATGCAGCAGCCCTTGGTCACGATCATGTAGACCACGCCGTCCGGCATGTAGGAGTCGGGAACCGGCACAATGTGCAGGCCGTCCAGAGTACCAAACTCGCCATTGACGAGGATGTTTCTGGCAACGCCGTCAACATTGGTGTTGGCGCCGAGGACCTGATCGGCCAGTTTGCACTTAATGAACTCGGTCTCAGTGATGTAGAGAACGCGGTTCTTCTTCGGGACCAGCAGGTTGTTCAGCTTCTTGTTGCTGGTCATGATGGTCTCAACGATATTGCTCTTGGAGAGCGATACGTTGTACTCGATGGTGCCGCCACCGGCGCCGCCGAATCCGGTCACGCCGTTACCGGCAGCAATCGCGGCAAGGCGATACTTGTCGACCATCGGGATGATGACTTCGCGAGTCTGGCGGGAAAGGACCTTGCCAGCCGCTTTGATCATCAGCGTGCTGTTGTTGTTGCGCTTGTCGATGGCGCCGTTGAAGCTCTTGTCCTGATTGACAGTCAGCTCCTGATAGGTGTCGCCAAGCTCGGTCAGGGAGCCGAAACGGGAAGTACCGTCTACGAGGTCCCAGTCATAGTCCTGCATCGGCAGGGTATCAACGGAATAAATACGGACGGTTGCTACGCCGGTCCAGTCATAGTCCTTACTGAAGATGCCTTCAGTGATAGACTCTTTTGTAAAAGCCTCGATTACCTTCGGCGAGGCTTTGCTGGCAAAGTTAATTGCCATTTATATCACCTCTATGTTGTGTTAATAGTCGGAGTCCCACCCTTCGTCGAAAGCATCCCGGCCTGCAGAAGTCCCGACCGATTTGGTGCTTCCAGTGGAACGCGCTTTGTTTTTCTTCTGCTGTGTGTTTCCGGCCAGCTCCTTCTTGAGATTCTTGATCTCTTCCTTGAGCTTCTGGTTTTCGTACATGCGATAGGTGCCGACGAGATCACCGTCGTTTTCCTTCACTTTCTCCCAAAGCTCGGGCGGGATGTCTTCCGCACGAACATTCGGGTACTCTTTCAGGAACCGGTCAATCTCCCGCTGGCTTCTCTCCTGCTGCGCTGCTTCGGCATCCTGCGCTCCTGCGCTGTAATCCATACGCAGCTTTACGGCCTGAGTGGCCGCCTCTGCCGGAGAGATTTCCTCGCCCCGGGCTTCCGCTCTGGCAAGGATGGTCCGGGTTCTGGTCTCATCGATGAGTCCAAGGATGTCGCCGCCCCGGCTTTCCGCAAGCTCCTGAAGGAACGCATGTTCCATCTGGTACATGGGCAGGTTGTCTTTCACGCCGTCCCACTTCTCGCGGATGCGGTCGTAGTCCATGCCCTTCTGGGCAAGCTGAACTACTTCGTCTCTGCTGACCGCCTTTTCTTCGCCGAGGTGTTTGAGAGTAAACGACTCGCCTTGGTCGGGCTGTCCTTCGTCTCCCGATTCCTCGCCTTCCGAATCGGTGTCGGCTTCTCCACCTTCGTCGTCTTCTGCTTCCTGCTGGTCTGCATCGGCTTCAGCTTCCTCGCTTTCCGAATCAGTTTCCGGCTCGTCGGACTCGTCTACTTCGGCATCCAAACCGTCGTCTGGAATCTCCGGTTCGTCGCTGTCGTCCCAGCCTGCGTCGAATGCAGCCGACGTCTCGTCTGCAAGTTCTTCTGCTTCGGTCTGCACGGTGGTGTTTTCGTCCATTAAGTTCTCCCTTCCCCGGTATGGTCGCCGGTTCAGTATGTTGTATTTCAAACAGGGATGGTCTTCCCCGGTTGATTCCAAAAGTCTGTCCGTGGTCCGCATTGTTAAGAGGCGTGGACGGCTCTGTCATAAGCAGGGCTTATATCTCGGCTTAAGAGAAAGGGACCATCATCATCCGCCATCAAGACGAGTGACAATGGTCCCTATGGTTGGGGACTTGCACCCTACCGGCTCACAGGCCGGTTCTAAATTTTACGCTGTCCGTTTAAGACAAGGCGCTGTTAACGAATCGAACGTCATACACCAGAAGGTTTGCTGCAAGCGCCTTTAAAGTTTTACAAGGCACGCT